CTGTTGGAGGATTCATACGTCCAAAAGCTAGAACACCGTGCTTTTCAGCTGAATCTTCTTGAATAAATGATAGAAATGATAACATTATTCTGCTCCAAACTTCTTAGTCTTTAAGAGATTAGCCTTTGCAAATTCAGAACGATTAACTAATTTGCTTGGCTCTTCTTTACCTTCATGCTTTGTATTAACAACAAATCCTTCTGGCTTAGATTTCTTATCACCAATATGATGCTGGTATCCACCTTCGTGTGTTTCAAGTGAACTAACAAGTGCATTCTTAGCTTGAGCTAAATGATGATGTTGATTAAGAAGATTGCTATAGTGACTCTTATTGGCTTCAACATGAGAAACTTGTGCATGACCTTCATTAGTCTTTTCAGTCTTGCTTTTCATTGTCTTTACTTTATCTGCAGCTTTATTATAAAAATCTTTTACGTGACTAATAAAACCTTTTACTGCTGGAACTTCGTCATGACGTACAGTCTTATTGATATAAGTTGCAAGATGACCAGAATCTCCAGAATGCTTTGGATGAATTGCATTGTACATTGCATGACCGTGCGTATCATGAATTTCTTTAGCTGCTGCCATGTGCTTTTGAAAAGTTGATTCATTATGTGCTGAATGAGTAACCTTACTTGTATCATGTTCTGCACCGTGCATATGCACATCTGAGTGATGCTTAAATTTACTCAAATCTGGATGAGGACTAACCTGCATATTATGAGTATCAGTTCCATGATATTGTTGGTGAACTACTACACCAAGCTTTGACTTTTTAATCTTATCTGCTTCTGCACCGTGAGCAGTATATGTGATAGTGTTTGGTGTAAAAGATACTTTACTATCAGCACCTTCATTTAAAGATTCTTTAAGATCTTCTTTAGTATGCATTAAGTCACCCTGATACACACCAGTCTTTGGTGCAATCTTTGGAAGATGCTTTAAGGCAGCTTTAAGTTTACTTGCAAGACCTGGAGCATGACCGTGATTTTTATCAATATCTGCTTCAGTGTGATTGATCTTTGGATTCTTATTGAATGCAGACTTTGTTGCAACAAAGAATTTTTTAGTTTTTGGATGATGACCAAAGACAATAGAAGGAGCTCCATCATACTTCATAGTAAGATTACTTGTCTTACCACCAGACTTCATATGTTCATGAGCTTGCATAAGTGCAGCATGAGCATGTTCAAATCCAGCATGACCATGCATTAATGGACGATCTTCTGGATGAGTAATATGCTTAAGTTGCTTAGACTCTTCTTCTTCTTTTAAAAAATTTTTAAATTGTAACATAGTTGTCCTTATTTCATGGAAAATTTAATTCCAGTATTATCTGAGTTTTTTGCATTTGCTCCATAAGCAAACTTGAATTCTGCATTCGAGAATAATTTCTTTTTAAATGCAAGTGACGTACTAGTAAAATTAAGATACACTTGCTCTGTCTTCATTTCTCTACTAATATTATTTAGCACTTCCTGATAGATCGTCTGTTTGTTCATATATTCAACTAGTGCATATCCCATTGGAGATAAAAGTAGTGAAAAGTATTTTGCAAATGTAGATCCACTGAATACAACACCAAGTGATGATGGATCAACATTCTTTCCAAGTTCAGTATAGAATGGTTTAAATTCTTTTACGAACAATTCAGTTCTACCTTTAGGAGTCTTGCTTTTTGAAACTAGATTTTGAATATAATCTTGAATGTCTTTTATCTTTGGATCTCTTTTACCAATTATATCACATAATGTTTTATATGCTGGCAACTGTAATGTTTTAAATGCAGCAAGAATTTTCATTGAGGTAGTTGATTTGTCACCATCACTCAAACCGGCAAGAGCTTTCAATACATCACAAGATATCTTTTCTTCTTTATTAGGTCTTTTATAGACATCATCAATCTTATCTGCAATAGCACCAATTGAAGGAGCTGCACCAGCTTCAAACTTTGCTGATATATCTCTACGTAGCACTTTGCCGCCTTCTTTGATTTCAACTGTAAAGTCGACTAAAGCTTCATTACTTATTTTAGAGAAATAAAAGCAACTAAATTTTTTGCCAAATGATTGAGTTAAATACCAACGTAGAGATAAGATTTCGCCAAAATCTTTACCAATTGCTTGTTTGTCTTGAGGCTTTATAATAGTCAAAGCTTTCTTAGACTTATCGGTCATTGTTATAGTATCGCCATCTGAGTTGTTAGATGCAACGTTTGCATAAAGTTCAGTGAGTGCTACTTTGATTTCAGATGGAACTTTAAGATTTTTAATTCCATCATTCACATCTTTATCAAAAGATGCTAAAGATGTATAATCAGATGATGTCAATCCAAGCTTTTCTGGAGCAAGATCTTTAGTCTTAATTGTACCTTTTTCAGTAAAGGTGTTAAGAATAAAGAATGTTTCTCCACTAGACAATCCACCAATTGCACTAGATAATTTAAAAAGCTTTGCTTTGTATTTTCCAGATATAGCTGTTTCTTCGATAGGCGTTAGATCTGACAGCTTTCCTTTGACATCCATAGAAGGAAGTAAATCCTCTATTGAAACAGATGACGCCACCTCTACAGACTTTATCTGAGTCTGATATCTAGAGGTTTTTACCTGAGCGGCAACACCTTTTTCTTTGAGATAATCAGAAAATTTCTTGGCCGATAAGGCCATATTCTGAAAATTGTATGTCATAGGCTTCCATTGTTATAATTATCCTATATTTATAACAAAGAAGCTTTGATCACATAAAAGATTCTAGACTTGATGGATCGCTAAAATCTCGTATCTCATATGTTTGATTATTGTTAAATTGATATAACATATCGGCATTTAACATATCTCGCTTACCTTCAAGTGTAGCTTTAATCTCCATTGCCATGTCTGTAGCAGTTCCTACTGGCACATTCTGACACACGTGATTTAAGTTTTTTGCAGGATTTAACATCTCAAAGTCTTGAGGTAGACCCATAATAGTCATACACTCACGATATGATAGGTATCTATCTTCAGTAGGATGAGTCATAGATACTGGAAGATGCCCAACAAAAGCACCAATATAATCTTTTGGAATATATGAAGCACGTCTCATAATGTTACCACCTGCATCAAGTTTGTCTTGAATTGTATCCATCTTTGCAGCGTACTTTGCGTAACCTTCTTTTTCAAAGAATGGTTTTAGCATACGATATGTATGACCATTCTCTTCAATATAATGCATCGCATCTGCAGACTTTTTCAATGAAGCTTGAAATTCTTTATGAGTAATTTTATCATGCATAACCTCAAGAATGTATCTATAATACGGATCATCTTTACTTGGAATCTTTTTATTAGTTACTTCTTGCTGACTAGAAGTTGGAAGAATATCTTTAAACAAATCTTCAATCTTCTTATGATCACGATTGAAGTAATTAAAGATTGGAACTTTATTACCTTTCCAAAAGAAGTAGAAAGATCGTTCACGTACTTGACTTAATCCATGTAACATAGATTTAGTACGATAAATTGACATAGTGTAACCACTATTAGTAGCAAGTTTATGCAACTTTTCAACAATAGGTTTACCCATAGCACCTGCAAATCGTGGAGCATTCTCTCCCCAAAATACTTGAGGTTTCATTTCCTCGAGTACATATTTTGCAGTAATTGTCATCCAGTCATTAACAGCAGCGTCTGAATTAGCTGACGGGGATAAAGAAGACAAGCCAGCACAGGGACACACAGCATTGACAACATCAACATAATGAGGATGTTTTCCTCCTTGATCAAGTAAGATATAAGGAACGTCTTTAAGGTGATTAACGATGTGAGAATCATTACTACTAAACGCAGAGTATGAGAGTAGGTAGTCAGGTTTCGTGCCAAAGGCTGCCATTTGTCCAAGAGTTTCTCCTCCAATTAATGGAACGATAGATGCATGTTTCATAAGTTATTTTCAATCTGTTTCATCATCTCATCAAATGTATATTGAGAATCTTGATGTTGTTTATAAAATTCAAATGCCATTTCACGATATTCATTACGCATAACATTATCGCTGGCAAGTTTATTTAGCAGATCAAAAGCAGGCTGCATATCATTATCATCAAGCCAAATAGTACCTGTGTCTTTACAGTTAATTAGCTTATCACCAAACTTACGATGAGTACAACGTTCACCATAAGTTTTGCGAAAAACTGGAACTACACCTGTACATACAACTTCACAGTGAGTGTACTCAATAGAACGTTGAATAAATCTTTCATCTAGCACTGAGAGCTGATAACCAAATCCAACGCGAGACATACGCTCTAGCATTTCATGATTGACAAATGGACCAAACACATATGCTGGTTGGTTATTTTCAAGGTTAACTGTACTAATATCTTTATCAATCATACCATTGAATTCTGATAGTTCACGAAAGCCAAGATATGCTGGTGACTTTTCAATACCTTCAAAGGTTGTGATATAACCATTAGGACGAAGGTATTCATTATGAAATTTAAACATCTGAACATAGCCTTTCCAACTTGTGGTACGACCAATCCATTTATTCATAATTGTATCTTGTGCTTCAATTGGTTTCCAGTATTTAGCACGTACTGAATCAAAATCAAGTCCTGGCTGAAAGTTCAAAATAGTCTTGGAATTATCTTCACCAAAGAATCCTGCAAGACCACCACCATCAGTTACCGTAGATACATACTTAGCGAAATCGTTGCGAGAAGAATGGCCAAACAAAATGCTAGCCTTTCCAATGGACTCATCGATTGCAGCATTGCGACGAATCGAGTGGGACGAGTGATCGTGTTGAACAAGAACGATTGGTTTTGTGATTTCATTTAGTGCTCGCTTAAATTGATTAATGCATTCATCAGAATGTCCAATTGAAGGAAGACTATTAATAATAACTACATCGGCTGCATTGCAACCTGCAATCATCTTATTAGTTTCTTCTGATTTAGCAAACTTCAATTGAACTACATTAGATACATCATGAGCATTTTTACGAGTCCATGACTTATCTTTTGAAGAGAACACAACGAACTCATGACCATTATTGGCCATCCATTTAGTTTGTTCTACTGTAAATTTAGTAACGCCACATCCTTCGATACCGCGTCCCATAATAATTGCTATCTTCATTTGTATCTACTTCCTTCTTGTCCTGATTCATTACTATCTGTACATGCTAAATCATGATCTGTTGCCTTTGGACAACGTTTGTTACCGCAGTCTGGACATACAATAAATGTATGCATAGTCACTGGCCAACCACGATCATCTTTAATTTGATTTAAACAGTTATAACACCAACATTTATATGTCATTTAAGATAATCCTTACAATCTTCTATCATTAAATTAACCCACCACTTATGATTTAAGTTTCTATTCAGTGGAGATGGATGAGGCATAACATAGTGTCTCACATGGATCTTACAGAGAACATCACTTACAAAATTACCAAGTGCTAGTACGTTGACATATCCACTACACGCTTCTTCTATATTTTGAAAATCTACGTTTGACATACGAGGTTTTCCTGGATAGTCAAACGTATTTATGAAAGAAAAATAACGTATATTTAGGCGATCCATCCATGATTCTAGATTCCTAAATGTAGCATTACGCTTAGTGCCAAGTGTTGGCTTATCGGATGGGCACATTCCAACTATTAAGACTTTATCCATAAGCATGATACGTCGGCTTCTTTAAATATATCAAGAGTTGTTTTATAAGATTCATTCCAGATTTCTGGTACTTCTTCATCTGTAAACATAGTCACTGCTGTAATACCTACTTGAATAATACCTTTTGCGCATTCAGAACATACTGGAAGTCCATACACAAACAAACGAGCTCCATCAAGTGATACACCATTAAATGTAGCATTATATATCACATTCATTTCTGCATGTACTACAAGTTTATATTTTGTAGGACGATCATTATAACGCTCTGGACTATCAAGAATTCCACGAGGAAACCCATTATATCCTTGAGCAAGAATCTGGCCTTTGTCACCTACGGCAATGGCGCCGATCTTTCTACTTGGATCTTTACTCCAAGTAGAAACTTCTTTTGCTAAACTAAGATAACGATTACCCCACTGACTCAGTGCTGTACTTTGCATCATATTCTTCTTTAGTGATTGATAATTCACCTGTATTAATATAGTGATCAATTAAATAGAATTGACGTTCATAGATATGAAGTGATCCTGCATTCCAGTGAATATCACCAATCTTATATGAATTTTCAAAAGAATTAAGTCTGTTTGTCACCATAGACAATACATAATATTGCCATGCATAATCATTACGATAACCAGCCCAAGCATCGTTACTGCGCATGTTTACAATAGCATGAACTTTATTATCACGAATTAAGTACTGAACTGTGTTAGTACACATAAAGTCAGAACGACCATTCTTATTATGATCACCCCACATTTCAGGTCGAGTATAAATCATAATAGCACGACGTGAATCTGGACGTTCTTCAAGTTCAGTTACAGCGCTTGCAAATTGATGATTGTTTTCACCAGAGAAAATGCACCAGCCATAGTTACTATTAATGAAACCATCTTTGTCTGCAACTTGTTTCCATATTGCAGGAGGTCCACCAGGAATATCATTGACATTCAATGATTGACTTTCATACCAACGAATTTCACGATTAACATATTCATTATTAACTGCACCAAAGATTAGAGGTGCAGTTGCTAGAAAGTTTGCACCTACGATTTCAATAGTCTTTACACCTGACTTATCAATGACAAACTTTTTAGCTTTATAAAGTCTAGCAAATTCTTGGCGAATATTGTGTACTGTACTCATAGACGTTCCTTCATATATCCTTGTGCTACAACGCCATCAAATGGACCAAAGTCTTTTGCAATTTTCATATTTTCAGAACGAAAGTTGCTAGGAGTCAATGCTGTAGTAGGATGTGATGCTTTACTCATGCGACGATTAAAAATATCTTTATTAGGTTCTTGACCATCAATATCGCCACGCATATATGCAACCAAGAATGAAGCATAGTTGATCATATCA